CTTCGTTCTGGACTCGACCCAGCGGTTAAATGGTTATTACCAAAAGGTAAACCACCATTTATTGCAAATGACGCCCCAGATGGAACAGAACATACAAGACTATCAAGAGAATATAGAACTCTTGATAATTACATTTCTTTAAATGGTGTACCTGCGAAACCAGACTTAAATCAGAATCGTAGGGAAACATTATTCATTCAATTACTTGAGGGATTAAGTGTTGGAGAAGCAGAATTGATACTTGCTTGTAAGGACAGGAATCTTGCTAAGATTTATAAAGGTATGTCAGTCAATGTCGCCAAAGAGGCGTTCAGATGGGATGACAACTTTATGTTAATAAAATAATTAAACTAGGCTGAATGTTTAAGCGACAAAACATTAGTTTAGTATAAAACAAAATATATTGAAGTCGCAGGAGATTACATTATGGGAAGAAAAGCTATTACAAGAACACAAAAATTCTTGAATGCACTTCTAAGAGGAGAATCTGTTTCTTGGACAGCCGTTCAAAAAACTTATGGATTCAAATCACCTAGAACTGTCGTAGATGGTTTTAGAAAAAGAGGGTTTTGTGTTTACGCAAACAAAAAAGCAGATGGAACTTATTATAGAATAGGTACTCCAAGTGCTGACATTGTAAAAGCAGGACTCGCTTCAGTTTACGCATTATAAACTGACACTATCGATAGTGGGGGTCTACAGTACCCCCTCTAAACTTTTATATTTGAGAGGTTATATTATGAAAAGACAAAAACAAAGTTCAAAAGAAGAATACTTAAAAAAATACGACCAGAATATGAAAAGTGGACTACCAGCACTTAAAACAGGAATGTTTTATTATATGTTAATAGGACTAATTTTATTAACAATATTGGTGATGGGTATATGAAAACATTAGAACATTTATCTTTTCAAGAGATATATGATTATGTAAATTCTTTTGAAGTAGTACTTAAAAATCCAAATCTGAATAAATTAAAAATTGCTGTGGCCGCATATCATGACGCACATTTCACAGCAGATAGAAATATTCAGTTAACAGATGAAACATACTTCAAACAACTCGCCGAACTGGTCTATAAACACATAAATCCTCAACCAAATGCCTAATAAATAATCACATGATTAGAATCACTGGTTGTGACAATCGTATTAGAGAAAAAATTAGACTTGCCAGTGAATGGTATCTAAAACATTTGCTTCAAAAAAGAACCAGAGAAAAATTAAAAATATACATTCACCTTAAAAGAGGACTTGCGACAACAGAAAAGGTTGACGCAGAGTGTATTTGGAATGAAGATATAGAAACTCCACGACCTAAAAACTTTATAATTCACATTGATGATAAACTTACACTTAGACAAAAACTACTGGCACTCGCACACGAAATGGTACACTTAAAACAATGGGCGACTGGTGAAATGTACGAGTATGTCAGAAAACCTCATTTATACAGATGGAGAGGTAATACAATAGATACAAGAAAGAAACATTATTATGAACTGCCTTGGGAAGTTGAATCACATGGTAGAGAATTAGGAATGTTCATCAGAATGTGCGAACACTATAAGTGGGGAAAAGAGGAATGGACACAGGAAAAAGATATGTCTACACTTGTTAAAATACTCAAAAGATATGAAAAGAAGTATGATGAGAATGGTAATATTATTAACCCCTTGACAACTAATATAGAATGAGTTATACTATTTAAGAATTATGAATATATTTTATTTACATGAAAACCCAAAGATTTGTGCTGAGATGCATTTAGATAAACATGCTTCGAAGATGTGTATTGAGTATGCTCAGTTGTTAAGTACCGCACATAGAGTACTTGATGGTACTGAATATTATGGTAAAACTAAAACTGGTAGAAAGGCGAAAAGATACAAACTATCTAATAAAATTTTTGATGATACTTTATATCTCGCAAGTCATATCAATCATCCTTGTGGTCAATGGGTAAGAGAATCTAAAAGAAACTATAATTGGTTATATACAATGTGGATTCATTTAGGCGATGAATTTAAGAAAAGATATAGTGGTAAAGAACATTCGAGTTTAACACAATTAAAATCTTTTCTAAGATTTACACCCAAGAATATGACAGATGGTATATTAACAGAACCACCACAAGCGATGCCAGAAGATGTAAAGGTGAATGGTAATAGTATTCAGGCGTATAGAAATTATTATATATATTACAAAAGAAGTTTTGCGACATGGAACAAAACTCAAATACCAGAATGGTATAAGGAAGCGATGTAATGCCAACATATTTATTTTTAGATGATAACACAGGTGAAGTTAAAGAAGAATGGATGATGATTTCAGAAATGGAAAAATACTTGAAGGATAATAAACATATGAGTTTAGTGCCAGTTGCGCCAGCGATTGTTGGTGGTGTTGGAGAAACTGATAGTAAAATTGATACTGGTATGAAAGAAGTTTTTCAAAAGATTGCAGAGAAACATCCAACCTCACCACTTGCCGACAGATATGGTAATAATGAAAAAGTTTCAAGAAAGAAATCAAGAGAAATAGTTAATAAACATAGGAAAAACAAAATATAAATAATAGTGATGCTAGTTAGATACTTCAGCACCATCTGGAAATATACCATATAAAAAGATGTGCAAGCTGATGAAGTCAATCAACTAATGTATCAAAAGGGGTTCTTTCGAGAACCCTTTTCACTATGGGATAGATTATGGCGACTAAAAAGAACAAAGAAATAACTGAAGAACATCTAATCAAAATCAAACCAATTACAGATAATCAAAAGATTGCTGTGAAGGCGTATAAAGATGGTAAAAATCTTTTTCAATATGGTGCGGCTGGAACTGGTAAAACTTTCTTATCATTATATCTCGCATTACAAGATGTGTTAGATTTGAAAACACCATACCATAGAGTTTGTATTGTGAGGTCACTAATACCAACTCGTGATATAGGATTCCTGCCGGGCGACCACGATGATAAAAGCGCATTGTATCAAGTCATATATCAGAACATGGTTCAGTTTATGTTTAAAATGCCAAATGAACTGGCGTTTAGTATGTTATACCAGAACCTACAACAACAAGAGACTTTACATTTTCTATCCACTTCTTTTTTACGAGGAATCACTTTCGATAACTCAATCATCATTGTAGATGAATGTCAGAATCTCAACTTCCACGAGTTAGATACTATTATTACAAGAGTAGGACAAGATTCTAAAATTATGTTCTGCGGCGATGTCGACCAGACTGATTTAATCAAGACATCCGAGAAAAATGGTATTTTAGAGTTCACAAGAATTCTGGACAAGATGGAGTCATTTGAACTCATTGAATACAACATCGGTGATATAGTAAGAAGTGGATTCGTTAGAGAATACTTAATCAACAAAATAAAATTAGGCCTATAAATTACTTGACAAGATATATATTTTAGTGTATTATATACAAATGAATTTTATAGCAAAACTAAAAGAAGACTTAATTAGAGATGAAGGAAAAAAACTTGATGTTTATCATGACCACTTGGGCTACAAGACAGTTGGTATTGGTCATTTAATCCTCAGAGAGGATGAAGAATTTAATTTACCAATTGGCGCAACGATAACCGAAGAACGAGTAGATGAACTCTTCAAAAAAGATATCGGTGTAACTCTAATCGAATGTAAAAAATTATATTCAGATTTTGAGGAACTACCAGAAGAAATACAGTTAGTCATTGCTAATATGATGTTTAATTTGGGTTATCCTAGATTAAGTAAATTTAAAAATATGAAAAAGGCGGTTGACAACAGGGATTGGACACAGACAGCGATTGAAATGAAAGATTCGAAATGGTATCGACAAGTTACCAATAGAGCGAAACGATTAATTTCAAGAGTAGAATCTGTCGCATATATGTGTGATGATAATTGTTGTAGTTAGATTATGGAAGAATTATACGAATTTAAAAGGAACATTCAATTTGTTCCAACAATTAAAACAGTAAATGTAGATAGAAAGAGACATTATGTGACACCAACAAATAACACATATCCATCTATAACAACTGTTTTATCAACACGACACAAAGAGGGACTATTTGAATGGAGAAAAAGAGTTGGTGAAGATGTTGCGAACTATATTGCACGAACATCAGCAAATCGTGGTAGTGTAGTACATAAAATCTGTGAAGATTATTTGTGTAATAAACACATTTATTCTCCAGAAGAATTTAGAATGCATGAGGTGAAAACCTTTTTACCATATTGTCTTTTTAATCAGTTAAGGAAAAGGGCGTTACATAACATTGATAATATCTATGCGCAAGAAACCGCATTGTGGTCAGATGAACTTATGGTCGCAGGTAGAGTAGATTGTATCGCAGATTATGAAGGAACACCCTCTGTAATCGATTTTAAGACCGCTAGAAGCGAAAGAAATGATGATTGGAACTTGAACTACTATACACAGGCGACCGCTTATTGTCAAATGTTCGAAGAAAGAACAGGTATTGAGATTAATCAAGTAGTCATATTAGTTGTAACTGAAGATGGTAGTGTACAAGAGTTTATTAAAAATAAAAAAGATTATCAAAAAGAATTAGAAGAAGCATTAAATGAGTTTCACCAGAATAGGTTGGCTTCATAAGAGGGGCCGTAGCTCAGTAGGGAGAGCGCCTGCTTTGCAAGCAGGAAGTCGCAGGTTCGATTCCTGTCGGCTCCAAAAAAAAAATGTTGACAAAGATAAAAGAATCCTATATAATATTATCAATGTGTTTCGCAAAGGTTATCATAAGACAGGCGTTCGATTCGCCTCGCCTCCACCAGAATTACTTTAATACATTGAGGGGGCGTACTGGATTCGATTATGAGGGCTGAGATACATTATAAAACAAACGATAACTATGATTATCAAATGGCCGCTTAAATAAAAGTGGCGGGAGTTTGGTGGGGACTTGGCAACAGAATCCCACCCTTGAGGATATATTATGAGTTTAGGTTATGTACTATCAACAATAGAGGAAACAATGTCATTTAAAACACAAAAGTCATTCGCAGTAGAAATTGAAGAAATAGTAAAAAAATATAGTATGACACATATGCAGGCTGTTCTGTATTATTGTGATAAGAATGATGTAGACCCATCTTCTGTAACAAAATTAATATCAAAACCACTAAAAGAAAAAATAGAGGCAAACGCACGGGACTTAAATTTCTTACCAAAGAGAGGAAAGTTACCAATAGAATGATAATGGATTCGTTTGACGCATATAAAATGTATCTTGGTATCAAGGCACACTTTGATAAGGGAAATTATGATTTTGTTAAGTATGGTGGTAAAACAAAAACTACAAAAGAATCTTTTTTTAAAAGAAATGATAGAAAAGTATTCTATTCAATGTCTAAAAAACATTCCGACCCAGAAGATTTAAAGAATTATTATATTGCGAACTTTGTCGCACACTCCAAATGGATAGGTGAATTCTCTGAACAAAACTATACAGATTGGAAAAAAAGAATGGAAAGTATGTCATATACTTTCTCCCAAAATATTTTATATTTAATAAATGAAGTTTTAGTTAAGAATTTAGATAATAATATAAATAAATTTAATTATATGTTCGAGTGTGAGGAAGATACACATCCATTTTTACTTAAAAAGTATCTTGCGAAGAAAATCACACCAGAAACTTTAATTATACTAGATGACATTTTAAACTTTTTTAAACAATGGAATAAAAAGTTGAGTGATGATATAGTATGGGAAGAAGAAAAAATCTTCTTAGATAAGTATAGAAGATTTCTTGATTTTGATAAAACCAAATATAAATTCACTCTGAAGAAATTAATACAAGATAATTTAAAGTAAGGGAGAAAAAATATGGCAGCGAAACAAGTTAACGACAAAGAATGGTTGATAAAGTATATGTATGGAAGAAGACAAAAACAAGTTAAACTTAAACTTTCAAACGAACTTAATCAAGCGGAACAATGGTTTTTCAAACAAGAAGAAAATAAAAACTTGACAAAAGATACCAAATAGGGTATTATAAATACTAACATTATATTATGTACAAAGTGGATAAGACAAATATATGTACACATAAGGAGAACACACGATGTCATTAGATACATTAAAACGAAATAGTGGTTTAGATAAACTACTAACTGCGGTACAAAAAGACACCGCACCTGTTGAGAAACAGAGTTATGTCGATGAAAGATTCTGGAAACCAGAATTAGACAAAACTGGAAATGGTTATGCTGTTTTGAGGTTTTTACCTGCACCAGATGGTGAGGACTTACCTTGGGCTAAAGTTTGGAGTCATGCATTTCAAGGCCCAACTGGACAATGGTATATTGAAAACTCACTTACAACATTAAACCAAAAAGACCCAGTATCAGAAGCCAATACAGTTCTTTGGAACACAGGAAACGAGGCAGATAAAGAACTCGCAAGAAAAAGAAAAAGGAAACTTAATTACTATTCAAATGTCTTAGTAGTAAGTGACCCAAAACATCCAGAGAACGAAGGTAAAATCAAATTATTTAAATATGGTAAAAAGATATTTGATAAACTTATGGAAGCGATGAATCCAGAGTTTGAAGATGAGAAACCATTGAATCCATTTGATTTCTGGAGTGGCGCTGACTTTAAACTTAAAATAAGAAAAGTTGATGGTTACTGGAACTACGATAAATCAGAGTTTGACAAACCAAACGCACTCTTTGATGGAGATGACCCAAAATTAGAATCCCTTTGGAAACAAGAATTCTCACTCGCAGAATTTACTTCCGCAACTAATTTTAAATCATATGATGAACTCAAAGAAAGATTTGACAGAGTAATCGCTGGTACTAAAACTGTAGGTAATGTCGCAGACTAAACTGATACAGAACCTGCGCCAGTTGAACAGTCTGTTGATACTGAAGAATCAACAAATGATGACAGTATGTCATACTTTGAAAAACTCGCACAAGAGTAATTCTTAACAGGGGAATCCTTCGGGATTTCCCTATCTATAATTTCTAAAAGCAGTAATCATTGGGTCGTTATTTCTAACGGATTTAATTATATTTTCAGTCGTATTATTAGCTACATTTTGTGCATTATTAACAAGGTTAGTAACAACTGGTTGAACTGTATTAGCCAGTTTATCGATAGCATTTTTACTTATATCATCTACTCTTTTTATTTTTTCATCTAATTGTTTTCGTAAAGTTTGAACTCTACCTTCCGCTTGTTCAAAACTTTGTCCACCAGTTTGACTGATAG